CAGCTCTAGTAATATTGTTTCCACCAGAAAAAGTTAATTTTTCTTTAGGCTTATAACCACTACCGATTTCATCAACTAAAATTTCTGAAACAGAACCCTCTTTGATTGTTTCTACAATTACATCGGCAAAATTATTTCCTTTGTTATCAAGGATCAAAGGATCAATCACTGAATTTAATATACCGTCATTAATTACATTTGCATTTGTAATTACAGATTTTATAATAAATGAAACTTCCGTATCTGATTCATTTGATATAAGTGTAATCGTTTCACCTGTCTGAAATACTCCGACAATATTTTCAATGTCTAATTCAGCAACAGAAACTGTGTTTTGTTGAAATACTGAGGCTGAATCAACAACAGCTATTGCACCAGATGTTTGTCCTGTTATTTGTTGTCCAACAGTTTCGGCTGCAGAAGCACCACCGACAGATTCACAACGTAATTTTAATTTTCTTTTCCATTCACCTGCTGAAACATTTAATATATTTTCATTGGGATAAAAAATATCTACATTTTCATTAAACAACAAACGCATAAAAAATTTATGACCATCTTTTGTTCCTTTGGCTGCATATAAATCTTTAATGTGTTTAACTAAATTTCTTTTCGATATACCACTTGCAAGTGTATTGGGAATAACATTTAAAAAAGCATTTCTAAATTGATCAAAATATTCAAATATTGCATTGTCTATATTTCCATAATCCAACATCTGTTGAATGTTTTGAATTGGATTAGTTTTAAATTCAATTAATGTAGCAGTTGCTCCACTTGTTAATCCTGTGATTGTTTCATTAAGTTCAAAACCTTTATTGCTTGTAATATAAATTTGAGAATTTCTAACATCTTCAACTAAAACAGTTGCTTCGGCACCAGAAGTCGAACCTTTTACTGTCTCGTTTACAAGAAACTCTGTTGAATCTTCAAGAACAATTCGATCAGTATTTTCTTCTAAAATATAATTAACAGTATTTGTTTCTTGAGTAAGATAGTTTGTTGTAAAACTAAATTTCATCCTTGCTGATTCAAGGAATCGATAATAGTCTTTTAAAAAATTTGAATAAACACTATGAGTGTCATCTTGTAAAAAATCTGGTAATTGACCTTTTACTAGAGGTGATACTTTATTTGTAAGTTTAAGTTCATTACTCATTACTTCTCATCTTAATAACTTGAGGAACCACCAGATGATGATACAGTTGTTGAAGCAGTTGAACCAGAACCTGTTGTGGTAAAAGTCGTACCTGAAGTAGTTTCAGTATCTAAATTACCATTAATTAATGTATTAGCAAAGTCAATTTCTAATATTTGATTTCGTACAGGCACAATATCATTTGTGCTTGGTATTACATTGATCCGTATTCTTGACGATGCAATGCCATCTACATTAGATACGCTTGTTATATTAATATTATTAACACTTATTAAACCAGAAGAGTAATCTATCGATCCTGCTTGTAAATCTGCATAGTTACGTGCTGTTCCTACAATTGCATATCTTCTTAAATTTCCCTCACCATCATCATCAAAAAAATATTCAGTAGTTGTGTCTGTACCAACTTTAAATCCTGTTGAAGTTAGAATACCACCCTGTGAAGCCAGATAACCATCCTCTGGGTGAAATAAAGAATTATTAAATGCGATGTTATAGGATGTTGTTGTACCTTGGGTTGGTGTGAAAAATTTTGACAATCTTACTGTCGTTGTATTATTCAAAATCGATTTATTTGTTTCATCAATTAATTTTGAAACTGCTGATGCTCTATATTGAGAATTAAAATTTAAAAGATTGTTTGTATTATAATTTTGTAAAGTTGTATTAATGGCAGCATTAAGGTCAGATGCTGTTTTAGTTGTGGACGATGCATCAAATTTATAATTTATTGTTAATGTTATAAATGTTGTATCTGGGTCAACAATAACAGGTGTAATTGATGCAACTGTATAATTTTTTAAATTATTAATCAATTGTGATTTTTGATTTGATGTTAAATTACTTCCTGTTGTTGTTTTGATTGAAATAAAAACTTTACCATATTCTGGTGTTGATGTAACACCTGTTGAAGAATTGTAACTTCCGTCTTCCCCACCAAAAACTGAAACGGCTTGAGTGTTTGCAAATAATCTTTTTACAAGTACTTCATAATCTGAGGTTGTCACTGCTCTTCCTTGTGAAGCATAATCGAGTGGTGCATTTAATTTAATTGATTTTAAACTTTCAGGTTCGCTTCCACCGCTTGCATTATCGATTGTTGTAACTGTAATGTCTGTTTCACCAGCAATAGAACTGGGTGGATTAAAAATAGAAACACCATTTGCTTCTGATTTATTTGTAACAACATATTTTAATAATACAATGTTACCATCTTCAAGAGCTTTAGAAACAACATTATCACCAAAAACAATTTCAAAACGTCCACCATCAGTTTCTTGTAAAAAATAAACTGTTGATGAAGAAGAGAGTTGTGTGATATCAGTCGCTTTGGTATAAGTAGTTGTTGTAGAATCCGTTGTTGAATTTTGAACTTGCACTGTAAGTGTTGTTGTATCTGCTCTATTATCTCTTAATAAAAATCGTTGTTCAATATCAGAGGTGTCAACAGTATATCTTGTTGTTACATAAGTTCCTTCATAAACATTTATATTATCAAAGTTTACTGAGTTTCCAAGTTTGTAATTCATTACATCATTAACAGTTACAAAGTTATAATCAACACCACCAAATGTTGTTGAGAATGCTGTTCCAGCTGGTATAGTAATTGATGTTGAATCTGTTTTTATGGAAACACTAATTGTTGCTTTCGCAGCACGTGCTGATTGAACTTCATATCCTAAATGTTTAGCATGAGAGACAATAGAAGAACGTAAAGATGCTGAATCTAAAAACATTTCATTGATTGCCATATTAGCATTATAACCTAAATAGTGAGTATTATATGCAAGAGTATCTAAGAGAATATTAATACCAGCACCTTCAAAATCATAATCTTTAAAATCTTCTTGTTCTTTTAAAAATACTTTTAAGTTTTCTTTGATTTGATCAAAGTCTAATTCTGTTACTCTTAATCTTTTTTTATTAATCGTAGTTGACATCTTATCTTAGTCTTTCTAAAAATATATCCATGTTTACTAACTGTGTAGGATGATTTCGTACATAAAAATCAATAGTAACAGTATAAGCGTTGTTGTCAAAATCAGGTGTTGCACGAACTGCTTGTAATCTTGCCCGTGGTTCATAATTATTAATTACATCTTCTACTTTTCTTGCAAGAACAATTGCAGTAATCGGTGTCATGTTTTCAAATAATAACTCACGAACACCTGAAGAAATTTCTGGGTGGAAAGGTTTTTCATGAGGATTGAGTTGTACAAGATTCATCAAAGAACGCTTGACTGCCTGTACATCTTCTACAATATTAACATCAGCATTGGTATTTTTCTTTGTAAAAAATAAATCTAAATCAGAATATATTCTAGGAAGTTTATCTTTTACGTTGGTTAATTGTGCGTCTAATCCAATTTCACCTGAAATGTGTGCCATGAATACTCTCCTATAAGAGTATTTATAACATTAATCACCAATGATTACAGAACTTGAACCAGTTTCAATTACATTAGAACCATCACTACCAGAAATGCCAGGTGGATCATCACCTGTATCTGCTGTGTCACCAATACGAGCAGCTCCCTTTGTACCAGAATTTAAATTAATTGTTTTGCCTGTTCCACTATCTATTGTAATATTGCCATCTGCTTTGATTGTAAGATCACCTGTAACGTGAATTTTATCGTTGCCTGTTACAGTTTTAAATCCATTCTTATGTTGTGTGACTACATCACCGTTAGGATGAAACTCTACAAAAGAACCTGACTTGTGATATATGTGTATTCTTTCTGCATCTGTAGTATCATCAATCTCTATGATATGACCTGATTCAGATTCAAAGACATGATTTTTTGGATAAACAGCATTGTAAGGACTGTCAGGTTCACCTGTTATTGTATCAGGTGTTTTCGTAATCGTGTTTGTTCCTCTAGCAAGTTTATTGACATCTGATTGATTAAGTTCTTTAGGATAAACACCATTAGGATCATTAAATCCTTTAGATGTATCGATTTCTTGATTTGGAATACCAGGCAATGTTCCCATGATAATTGGTTGTTGTTTTTCGATATCCATAAAGAAACCAACGACCCAACTTCCTTCGACAATAAAACTAGGGGATGTTCCTATACCTGAATTAGATGAACTCGTGGTGGGAGCCATGCAAGTTGCCCATGGTAAATCTTCAGTGGGAATAGATGTTTTGTTATCCGTATGAATTCCTAACACACGAACTTGAACTCTTCCTAATTGACTTGGATCTTCTCGTGATTCTACAACACCGACAAACCAATGAAAACCATCGTGACCCATAAAATTTTCTGACATGTAAGTATTTATTACGACCAGTGAGTGTTATATAAATTACCTGCCAACATTATTCTTTCACCATATACAGGTTTGACTTCATGTTGAATGTGACCAGGAAAAACTAAAAGATCGCCTTCCTTAGGATTGTATTCATAATTTGCTGTGGGAAAAACAATCGGAGCGTAATCTGGCATTTTTATATAATATCCAAACGCAAATTGATACGGCCAATGCGAATGTCGTTTGGTTTTTGTTTCATGAGTATAGTGAATTCCCCACATTTCATTACAAACAAATTTTGTTTTGGCAAGTTTATGTGTTAAGGATTCAACTAATCGACACGCTTGTTGAGCGATGTATGCGTAACTATCATTTTCTAAATGCATTTTCCAACCAGTCATTTTTGCTTCGACATTGGATGTAAAGATTTCCCCACACTTTTCGAGTGTTGTTAATTCACAATCACGATGTAGAGATACTTGTTGTCCTGTTTTTCGATTGACTAATAATTCATCAGTATCATTAAGAATATTACGAATGGCAAAAGGATATTGTTCAACAACTTCAATATAATCTTTAGGCTTATTTAAATCTTTGAGTTTCATATTCTAAACATTGTCTCTTTTTTGATAGAATATATTATATGACATTCTTGGTGACACATCAGACGCTTTGAAGTTGTGCCATGTTACGTTTGGTTGTTTGCAAAATACCAGACACCGATTTGGTTTCCATTCGATCTCTTTGACAAAGTTTTTATTCTTATCGTATATAAGTGTTCCTAATGCGCCTTTGTCTGCACTTTCTGTATGTAGATACACAACTACGGACATGAGTTTTTCTTTCACATCAGTGTGAATACCATCTTCATAGTTCGTACCAAGTACAAGGCATTCCTCATGAATGTAATTGGGTTCTATCGTCTGCGAGAAAACATTATAATAAAGATCGTCCAATCGTTCTTTATACAATGTTGCCATGTTGATATCATTGTTGTCTATTCGACCTTTGTTCGAAACAGAGTTAAATGCATCCATGTGTTCTTCGACCAGCATTTCATAGTGACCTTCATGAAAGAAGTCATCAATGACTAAGTGTGGCCAGGGTTCCAAATTTAAATCTTTGAGTTTCATAATAAAGAATATAAATTAAAAATTAAAAAATGTCAAGAAGAAAGATGTGTGTTAAAATTATCGACATAACCATGCCAGGTCGAATCTGATAATGCAGTGACACCAAGAAAAGTGCAAAGATCTCCATAGTGAGTTGCATCTTTGTCTAAAATTTTATCTTGATAAAGTGTAAAATCACTAGAGGTTGTAGGATACTGAGTTTTTAACTCTTCTAAATTACGTTTGTAATGACTTAGTCTTTCATCCCAATCTGAAACACTTCCATAGTTTCCACTTGTATTTGCATCGATAATACGTTGTTTGTAAGTGGTTGTAAATGAAGTGTGAGTAAAATCATCCCATGTCACGTGAATGACTTTTCCACTAGCGGCAATAACACTGTCATAAAGTGTTGTATCAACAGTGTCTAAAAAACTATTGGTAAAACAATCTCCGTATAATGCGTTAGAAGAATCTCCCAACAATGTATGGACGAGATTATCAACGTTGGTAAACGCTGTGTCGGTTGGAGGGGATGAGTATTGATTATCGATATCTATTTCACATGTTGATAGATAAGAAACTTTATTTGCCAACGATGTCCAAGACGTTGCCGATAATTCTTCACATGCTGCATCTTGATCTTTGTAAGGAGATGTAATATTATTATTCCATTTTATATAACGATTAATAGCACTATCGTTAGAAGTGTCCACATACCCAGATGATTTCGCTATAAGATAACGCATGAAACCACCAAAGTCGTTATGATTATGTGATATGAAAATATGACCTGCCATTATATTCCTTTACCTATGTATTTATACGTTTTGAACGCAACGCATTACATCAGCGGTATAAAAAACGCTCGGAAACGCTTTTCGCTCGCTTAATTACTTTTTATTTATTCTCTTATTATTCTTTGTTCGTATTCTCTCACACCATCGGATAGAATCAACACTGTATATTGATACATGGGTTTGACTTCAGTACGATAGGACTTTTCCTCAAAACAAGCACTTGTCATTTTATTCTCTGTCAATAAAACTCCCACTAACGCTCCTACTGCCGCTCCTACTCCGTCTATACCATTTCCCAAAATACCTCCAATGATTCCATTCTTGATTCTCTCATTGTCTGTGTTATCATATTGGTGACATGTCTCTACTGTTCCTGTAGGGATTTTCACTTCTACATTTGTTGTGACATCATATTGACGTATAATCTTTAATTCACTTCCAAATGCGATATTCCACCAGGTAAAGAGAATGAGAAAGGTTATTGCGAGAAGAGACCAGACTTTCCACTTATTATCATTCTGCATAATAGTAATCCTCTCCTAATTCGTAGATTTTTTGTGCGATTTGCACTCCCATAGATCCAAAGATACTTTCTGCGAGAGAGATCGCTTGTTTCTCACCGACTCCGTCCATGTACCATTCAAAGACTTGTTCTTCGATTTCAATGACTTGATTCTTTAATTTTCCCATAGTAAAAATACTCCTTTTCTAATATTAATATACATGAA